TTACATCTTCTGAATTTTCAGACTTCTGTATCTGCGAAAGGTTAATCATATCCTCATAGTTTGGATATCGCATAAGAACACCAACAGTTTCGGATAGTTTGATTCTGTTTGTAAACTTTGGATCAAACTTTACTTCCACATCATTGATGTTTACTGTTGTTGGGCAACTTTCGGCACAAGAAGAGCACTTTATTCCCACCTCAATAGTTTCACCAACCGACTTTGAGCGAAGTTTCAAGAACAAATATTCAATATCAAACGATGCAAGAGAATCAATATCAACCTTACTAAAGGTGCAGTTTTCTATAACCTGCTTCATGGCGCGAATTTGCTCGCGCTCATCCTTGGTTTCATTAGCCAACAGAAGAACCTTTTCTTCCTTCACTAAGAATGGACGATATTCAATTTTTTGACCAGTTGATGGAATAGTTAATTCATATTTTGGTGTCGCTAGTGTGGGTAAACCCATGATATTCTCCTTGATTCAGTCGCTACTTTTTATTTATATGCCTTGGAATAGAGCCCCAATATTGATGCCAGAAGTAAGCAGATTGTTAATAAACGGATTGGCATCAAGTTCAGGTGGGGTGATTGATGGGTCTTTAGACTCACCAATCTTATTGAGGAAGTCAAATGGGCCCTTCTTCAACTTGGCTCTCAGCGGATCGGTTGCCAAGTACTTCTCTTTGAGTTCTTGGATTTCTGCTGCCGAGTATTCTTTAACGATACCATTTTGTAATGTGCGTTCGTCTACTTGACGAGTATTACTGGTAAGATTAGTCACACTATCCCAAGCAGCATGAAGTGAATACTTCAATTCATCACCAAAATCTTTGAATGGTAGAACTCTACGATATGAAAACGAAATGTTTGAAACTAGCACAATGTTTGTGGAAGCGTGCTGAACTGCATTTATGCCCACAGATCGTGGATACACCTCATCTAATTTTATACCGTAAAGTTCGTTGTTATCCAAGCGAGCCACCATATCGCTAAAGTTACGAACATTGTTTGGTAGAAGAATAACAGTAAGCGAGCAGTTCTTTGCGTAATCTTCATAATATGAAGCGTAGTTAAACACAGGATCAATAATAGATCGTTGCCAATTTCGGAAGAACAGATATTCATAAAGATCAACACCACAATTAAATTGAAATTGTGCATTGTTATCGCCGTAAGTCATAGACTGAGGGATATTTCTTTTTGGGCCAGCAACATACTGTTCGGCTGCAACAAATCCTACATCAGGAACTGCGGCTTGAAGACAGTTTAAAGATAGTCTAGAACTATCCGTGGGCAACATTCCCGCAGAGGATGGAACACCTTGAAGCAAAACACAATATCGGTTTGCTCGCATATAGCCCATCATTCTGCCAAAATTAACCAATTCTTGTACAAAGGAAGGGCCTGTATTTGGGACGCTTGATCTACCCTCTTGGGACATAGAGGTTGCCAACAGGTCTTGGAACTTGGGGAAATTAAAGTTATTTAACGCACTCATTTTAGCGATAATCCTTGGTTAGCGTTGGGAAGCCCATCTGAACACTTCTTCTCGTGTTGCTTTTACAAATCTATCTATGGGAAGAAACGGCACAACTTTCCAGTCTTTAGGTTCTACTTTGACTGCATCGCTAAGGAAGTTTCTAAAGTAGTATCTTTTAATGGCTCCTCGTAGATGTTTAGCCATATTTGTATTGTTTTTTATGTGAGTGTAATTCAATAGGAATTTAGCCAGATTCATTTCAAACCAATCACTTCTATCCGCAAAGTCTATAAGAAAGTTCAAAAACACTGCTCTGTTGTAAAATCGTAGGTAGTGAAGATTCAATCCAATAAACCCACCAGGAGTAAATTGCATTACTACGGTTAACGGAAACATATCGTAAAACGGCATGGTGTTCTTTGTTTTGGGGCTATACGAGTAGAAGTACATGTTACCAGGTCGTATAGAATAAGCAGACTCGCCTTCTGCCAAGATATTTGGACGACTGATTGGGCCTATTTGAGATAAATGATCGCTCAACCAATGGGTGGCTTCTCGGGAAGCCATGTTCATGTCTTCAAAGTCAAACTTACGCAGAATGGCTCTTACTTCTTCTTGACTCATACGGTTTTAGTTCCAAAAATCTCTTGTTCGGTTAAAACCTTAAACTTCCATCCACGAGTTTCGCAAAACTTTTCTGCGGCTTCCCATTTGGTACAGTTGATGATCCACTCTCGCATTTCATTTAACCGCCCTCTAGTCATCTTTTTATTAGCCAATTCAGGTTTAACGGTTCGCTTCTTGGGCTTGATTTCAATAAGAAGACATTCTTCCTTACCCTCGGTGTTCAATATCTTCATCCAAAAGTCCACAAAGTAACGGTGAACCTTTTCGTCTAGCGGAGAAACATAAGGAACAACCACCTCTTCTGATGACCACAGCAGAACAGAATCGGTCAAATCGCAGTATTGCATAAAGCGTCGTTCCCACAAAGAACGGTAGATACAGTTGGTGGGATCGCCTTTATACTTGTGTGGATTCTTGGGCTTGTAGAACCCTTTATATGTTCTGTAGGTTCCTATGGCAGTAGCCTCCCTTTTATTATTTAGTAGAAATTTTATCTAAATAGAATGTAGGTGTATCCTCTATAGAAAGGCAACTACCATATGGCATTAGAAGACGGAGCGGAAGGGCTCCCCACCAGTAGTAGAGTTAGTGCTAAACAAGGACAATCCCGTGTTGTCGGATATGATGATGCAGCAACAACAAGCGCAAACAGAGGGTTTGCTAAGGCTCCTGCTGCATATGATAATATTGATAAAGCGCAACCTGGTGCAAATGTTCCATTAACTCAAACTGATCCTAATGCTGAATATCTCAGAACATTGGCTGGTAAAGGATACGGAATACCAGCAGATAATACAGACAATGCGCCTTATTTGGATAGATTAAAAACATTAGGTTACGGATCGGGATCAAACACTCCTCAATTTGATACTCCCAATCAATCCAACAATCAATCTAATGTTATGAATATGGTTAATGATTTCATGTATGAGGCTACAAAACAAGTGTTTGTGTATCCTGAAGATTTGGGTTCTAATCCCGAATTACTAAACTGGATTCAAATTGAAATGTATGAAACTGGTGGATATGGAATACAGTCACAACAAAAAGACTCTACTACCGATATCATGGGCTTTGATGTTGCAAAATCTCAAACCGCAGAAAAATTACGAAACAGTTTAAACACTCCCGCAGGAATAGCCGCTACGAATATTATAGGCTATGCCACAATTGGAGGAAATGCAACTCAAGTATTTACAAGTGGTATGGCAGCAAAATTAGGAAAAGGATTGTGGAATAACTTTAGTTATGAACCACAATTTGGAACTCAGCAATTTGGTTTTGCTCAAGAGACTACAGGATTTACCACCGCCAATAAACGAGTAAACAAAACAATCTGTTTATACATGCCTACAAGTTTAAAGACTTCTTATGGTGTGGAATATAATGAAGAAGATTTTAGTGCTCTTGTAGATGTTGTTGGTAAAGTTAAAGTTACTGCTCAAACAGTATCAAATCTGATTAAGGGCGCACCACAAAACGAATCAACCGCTGCTTTGCTTAGAGGCGTTAGTGATACTGCCGCTAGACAAGCCCTTGCAGGAGCAAACAAACAGTTATCTTCGCTTGCAACTCCATTATCTGGTGGTGAAGACTTAAAGTTGGACAAGGCTTATAATGCACTATCAAGACAAGTTATAAACCCATTTATCATCAACATGTATAAATCCACAAAGCGAAGAGGCTTTGATTTTACTTTCAGATTCTTACCAAGAAGTCGTCAAGAACTTCTTTCAGTCTATAACATTATTACAACTTTGAAGAAATATGCTCTACCAAAAAGAGCAGCAGATAAAGCGGGCAGATTGATAGAGTATCCAGCAGAATTTAAGATTAGGTTTTATCACAATGGTATAGAGAATCAATTCTTGCCAAAGATTGCTAGGTGTGCGTTAAAGGATGTGGCTCTTACATTTGGCGATGAACCATTTACTACATTTGCTCCTATGGGAAATTTTGGTGCTGCGCCAACTAAAATTGATATGGCTCTATCATTTGAAGAACTAGAGATACTAACACAAGACAGAGTAGATCAAGGATACTAATTATGAGTTATTTTTCAAACTTTCCTGTAACTTCAATTGTTCTTGATAAAGACGATCTCCGAATTGTTCAAGCAAGAAACATTCTGCTTAGAGCAAAATTTTCCAACTACATTAAAAACAAAGACAGTCTTTTTGATGCATACACAATCGGTGAAGGAGATCGTCCTGATACTCTAGCATTTAAAGTGTATGGTAGATCAGATTTGCATTGGGTTATACTTCTATTCAATGAACTTATAGACCCGTACTATAATTGGCCCCTGTCACAAAGAGAACTTGATTTATGTCTTGACCAAAAGTATCCGGGAAGAGCAGTATATGTTGAAGATGTTTTTGTTTACGCTACCGGAGCAAAAACAGATACTCCAATAGCCAATACGGAACCTGTAGTTTCTGGCGAAACCTCAGCAACTATAGGCATCAATTCAGTAAAGGTATTATCCTACGATCCGCTACTAGGAAAAATGGTTGTTACAGGAGCAGACAGCATAACAACACCAATACCTTCGGAACCTGATAGAACCATTTATATCACCAACAGTAATGGAGTTCAAATTAAGGGTCGTATTCGGTATATTGAAGAAAATAAAACGGCACTTCACCATTTTGAGGATCGTTATGGAAACTGGCTTGATCCTCGTGGTTACATTAGTCAAAACGCGGGTGCGAATTTAACCGAAAGAATAAAGGTATACACACAGCCACCAGCCACAAAACCAACATTAGGATTGATGGGTGATATTACAAACACAGAATATGAAATGGTAAAGAATGAAGAAAAGCGTCGTATAAATCTTTTAAAACCACAGTATGTGAACTCAGCAATCCGAGAATTTTCAGACCTTCTAAGACCAAGAAAACCTAGTCAAATTTAATTCCTATCATGGCTGCGATTGTTTCATCATTAGATAAACTTAACCGTCCCGGTGACATTGTAATTGAAGATATTATTCTTACAACACCAGCAGGTGGTGTTTTGTCTATATGGAACCTATTGATGTCTGTTGAAATTTACGAAGACATGTATTCAAACAGTCTTTCTGGTTCTTTGGTGTTTAGTGATGGTTTAGCGATATCAAACCATCTTCCAATTGTTGGCAGTGAAATGCTGAAAATTGTTTTCTATACTCCAGGTCAAGAGAATCAATCTCATAAGAAGATAGAGTTGAATATGCGGGTGTATAAGGTTCACCGAGCAAATGTAACCGATAAAGCGGCACTTACTGTTCTTGATTTTGTATCTGAAGAATTTTTCTTGAACAGTATGGTTAAATTTTCTGCATCCTATAAGAACATGCCGTATTCAAAGATGGCAGAAAATATATTTCAAGATCATATCGCCACTCCAATCGCAAGAAACCGAGAAAATCTTACTGCGTCAACTAATTTTGCAGAAAATTCAAATCCTTCAAAGCAAGATAGTTACAATGTATCTTTTATCACGGTCGGTACGGAAGGACAGAATAAGAGCGTTGTGTTTCCGTATTGGTCTCCGTTTTATGCAATAAACTGGCTAGCAAACAAATCTTACACCACAATATCCCCACCCAATTCAGGTTCCAAGGGAGACAGATGGTATGCAGATAAGAAAGCAGCAGACTACCTGTTCTTTCAGCAACTAAACGGAAACTATGTTTTTGCTCCAGCATCATATTTTAAAGCACAATCTACTGTGGCAAAGTATCGTCAAGTTCCAGCAGACAAACAAAACGATGCTCTAATGTTTGATAATATTGAAGATGTGACACTTGTTTCTTTGAACAATAAACTTCAAGATGTAGCAACAGGTGTTTACGGATCTATTCTGAACACAATAGATATCCATAAAAAGAAAATTGGTGGTGATTACTATCGCTATAGAGAAAAGTTTTTTGAAACTCAGCATACAGATGAGTATCCCTTGGTTTCTCCTAAACTTGATGGATTTAGCGATAATATCCTATCGTACATTAAAGTTTTGCCAAAGAATTCCTATAAGTTTGATGGTATAGAAGATAATGAAGAGCATGAGCGTTACGCATTGCTTCGTCAAAGTCAAATGAATCAGATGAATTGTGTGACCCTAACTATAAAAGTGATGGGCGATTCACGAAGGCGTGTTGGAGACATGATTTATGTGGAATTGCCTTCTCCCGAATCATTAAACGCAACAGGTAAGGGACTCAATAATGACGGCAATGATAAGTATCTTACGGGCAATTATTTGATAACAAAAATTAACCACTCGTTCACACACAACGATTACGAATTGATTATGACTATCAGTAAAGACTCTTATAGAGCAAGCACGCCAGATCAAAAGGTACAAGATAATACCGTTGATCGTCCAGTAAGAGAATCCCGAGTGTAAAATGTCAGACACAACAATACACGATCAAATGGGTAAAAATGGCTTCGTGTGGTTCCACGGAGTTGTTGAAGATATAAAAGACCCTCTTAAAATGGGGCGAGTTCGCGTTCGTTGTTTTGAATTTCATAATGCGGATAAAGAACTACTTCCCACAAACGATTTGCCGTGGGCAACCGTATTACAACCCGCAACAAGTGCTGCCGTTAGCGGAAAGGGAACCTCTCCTACAGGATTGCTTGCTGGCTCTTGGGTAATTGGATTCTTCCGTGACGGAGTGAACTGCCAAGATCCTGTGATTCTTGGTTCGTTTGCTGGTTTCCCTGATCCTATAGAAGGAACTACAGGAGAGTATTCTGATCCTAAACTAGGATTCAATGATCCTGAAGGCAAATGGCCTAGCAAAAATTACGGTGGAGAACCTGATACAAATCGTTTGGCTCGCAATGAAAAGATTGAGCGAACAATTGTTCAAAAGAAAAGAGATGAAACTCTAGCAGGAATACAGACTGCTTTGCATCCTTGGTTAACTTGGGATGAGAAGCCAACAGAATACGCCGCAGAGTATCCTAAAAATCATGTTATTGAAACGGAATCAGGACATGTGATTGAACTTGATGATACTCCCAACAAAGAAAGAATTGGGATATATCATAAAGCAGGAACATGGATAGAAGTGCATCCTGACGGTTCCAAGGTTCAAAAAACAAGAGGCGATGATTACGAGATTGCATTATCCGACAAGAAACTTCTTGTTAAGGGTAACTGCTATATGAACATGGATGGCGCAATCACCACACTTAAAGCAGGCAGAGATTTTTATATTGAAATTGGTGGCGATGTGCATATGTTTGCTCGCGGTAATGTAGTAATGGAAACCGGCAAAAACTTTGAGCATCGTGTTCACGGAACTTATACTGTGGCAAGCGATGGAAACATGGCATTTGTTGCTCCACGAATTGATTTTAATCCTGAAGGAGTTGCTCCTGAACTTGCGTCTTCTCCTATGTTTGCGGGTGGCAAAAATATTCCTCCGCTATTCTCTGATGCCACAGTATTTCCAGGAAGAACACTTAATCCTTTAGATGTGGTTGTAAACGGAATTAACAAAGACAAATATTTGTCAACAGATTATTTCAAGAAGTTGAATTTGCAAGGCTCTCAACTTCCCACAGGTTTGGATGCATTCAAATCGTATTATGGAGATGCTCTACCAAATACTAATCCCATTCCTTGGGATCAAACTGCAAAGGAAACTTTAACCAAGGGTATTCCTGTAAAGGGAGATCAATGGTGGAAAGACATTCCAGCAGACAAGGCGGTTGCTGCAACTCCTTCAACTTTGCCTCAAGGAACTGTAACAAAAACACAAAACATGCCTTCCGATCTTACTCCAACAACGGAAGAAGTGGCATCTAATAATAGTACTCTACTATCTCAGACATCAGAAAACAACATTCAACAAACCGCAATCTCTCAGAAGGATTCTGTTGTAACAACTCAAGCCGAGGCAAATTACACACAACAAAATCAAGAATTGGCTCAAATGCAGGCGGCACAAGCAGCACAGGCTGTACCAACTCAAGCCCCACAATTAACCGTAATGCCTGGTGCTGTTCAAGAAGCAGGCGGTGGAGGATTCCCGTTACTTCAAGATGAGGTTGGTGGATTCTTGAGTGGTATTGGTGCAGGAGCAAATGAGATTGTTGGAGGTGTTGCAGCATCTCTGCCTGAAGGATTAAACTTGGGCGGTCTTGCAGGAGTTGGTGCTGGAACATTGCTTGGTGGAGCATTGGGTTCTGTTGGATCGGTTGTGGGTGGAGCATTTGCAGGACTCTTAGTTTTCACAAATCCTGCCGCAGCAATTCAAGCCGTAAACATTGGCGCAAATGTTTCAACCGCCACAGTTCCGTCACCAGCATCATACGCTTCAAGCACACCACAAGATATTACAAATTTGAGTGCAACACCGCTGCCTCCTGTTGCTTCAGGCATAGCAGGACAGTCTATAGCAGATACCAATTTGGTTAACATTGGAGCACCAGCCATTCCAACAGAAAGTCTATACGCAGTTCCTGGTGGTAAAGCAACACTTATCTCAGGATATCCAGGCAGGTCTGATGCGAATAGTGCCACCAAGGGCATTCCTGCAATTCCTGTGGTTGCATTTGAAAGTCAGTTCCCGTCCATGAAACAACCTGAAATAACTGAGGTTGACGGTGGAGAGTTCTGATTTATGCGGTTCCGTCCGAGCACTTCGTTTGGTGTTAGTCCATACAGCATATTGTACTCGGTGGCTGCTCAATGCACTCTTGGTGAAGGAAACGAATCTTACGGAAACACAGGCCCTATAGAGTGGAAGGGTTGGTTGGGAAGATACACGCATCTAGGAATGCGTCCTCCCGAGTTCTACTATCCTGAAGGGCCATATACAGTAAACGGATCACCTATAACTCCTGGTGCAGGATGTCGTGCTTTGGGTGTCACAGGATTCACCACATACGGAGCCTCAGG